GACAGGATGGTCAGGTCGGGCGCGACGTAGCTGTAGGTCTGGAAGTTATAGACGAACTCGCGCAGACGGCGTGCCGGGTTCTGGTTCCAGCCCTTGCGCTGCGGGAACAGGATGGCTGGACCGGCGCGCACCGGCTTGACATTGGCTATACCAAAGGATGTCTCGCGCGATACCTTGATGTTGGTTGACGTGATGGCTTCGTTCTGGTTGGAGGCCGCCACCGTGTACTCGCCCGAGGTGGCGTTCACCACCAGCCGCTTGGTGGTCGACATGTACTTGATGGCGTCGACCTGATCCGAACTGATGGTGTAGGTGTAACTCTCGTCCGCCTTGTCGCCGTCCTTGTAGTTCAGGTAGGCGTTGAGTTTCGACCCCCACAACGTCGTTGGTTTGTCCGCTGTATTGGCAGCCACCAGCCGTTGTTCGTGAAACGTGCCCGTCGAGGGATAGCCGCGAAAGTCAGACCACGCACCCTCCTGAAACTGTGAACTGGATCGACCGCCGTAGGCGGTGTAGGGCGTGCGATACTTGTAATAGATGTTGACCCATGCGTTCTGCGTGTCGAGCACGCTGGTGACCTGCACCACGCAGTAGCCGGAGTGCTCGTAGCGCATCTGCGCCACCGCGCCCCCGGTGCCGTAGAACACGTCGACGGTGCCCTGCGTATGCGTCGGGTAGGTCGCGGTCGAGGCCATCGTGTCGCCGCCGCCCGACACCACGTAATAGACGTTGCCCTTGTATTCCCAGAACGTGTTGTTGCCGACCGTCACGGTCGCGCCCGGTGCCCATGTGGCGTAGCCAAAGGTATCGCCGTTCGACTGTTCCCAGATGCGGAACAACGCCCCGACATGCGCCTGTGTAAAATAAGCGTTGTTGAAGGTCATCACCGCCGCGCCGGAAGCGGCGTCCAGCGACACCGCGTAAGTAACGAAGGTGTTCATGTCGAGGAAGGGGCCTTCCTCGACATTGCCAGTGGAGAGTTGCCAGTTGGCGTGGCCGAAGCGTTTGAGCAGCGCAATCGGCCAGTTGCTGGAAAACAAAAACAGCGTGTCGGCGGACTGCGTGAAGGTCATGGACGCCACGTCGGCGGCGGTGTAGTTGGTGGCGACTTCGTAGATGCGCGAGGCGATGCCGCCGCTGGTGTAGGCCCCGTACCCGCTGCCGTCGATATAGTTGAAGGTGTAGTGGTCGACCAGCGTGAACGTGTTGGCAGTCGTGTTCCAAGCCATGAACTCACGGTTGTTGAGTTGGTGCGTGCCGTGGACGCCTGTTATAAAAATGCTGTCGTAGTCCCGAAACCCGTGGCCGGGGCAGGTGACCGTGATGATCGGCCCAATCGTTACCGCGCTGATGGCATACTGGATGTCGAAGATGATGCCTTGGTTCTTGAAGAAGCGGATGTAGAACGGCCCGAACTCAAGCATGTAGGTCTGCGTGGTCGAGAACACGAACGGCACCAGTATGGCGTCCGGGCTGTTGTTCCTGACGCTCGACACGTTGAGAGTGCCGCCGCGCTTGCGCGCGCCGCCCTGCGGCAAGACGGTGACGTTGGTGAGTTCGCGCGCGCCGTTCTGGTACTTGGCGAGGTCGACGCGGCCGTACACGCGCGGGGATATTTCGCCAGCGGTGAAATTGGTGAGGATGGAATTGACGGTTGCCATGTCACACGTCTGACAGGCGATGCTGTTCCCACGTGCTCATTGGCTGGATGTCGGGCGAACCGTCGAGCGCGTCGTTGAACTTCGCGTCGGCGCTGATCTGCGTGTAGGCTTGCATGTACATCTTGATGTCGTTTGAACTGTCGGTGAACGGCTTGCACCAGCGCCACGCCAGCCGCGCCGCGATTGTTGCGACAAGGCCGGGGTCGAACTCAGAGGACGGCTTGCGTTCGACGTAGGTCAGGCGGAAGCCCTCGATGTTGCAATGGATGTAGTCGCCGTGGCGCGCGAACGGCTCGATGTTGCCGGTGGCGCTGTCGGTGAAGTCGCTCGACCCCTCGACGTACACCACCTTGACGAAGTTCGGCGGCACCCGGAACGCGAGGCTGTAGCCGAACAGCGGCGTGGCGTTCGGGTCCGAGGCCATCAGCGCCTGATTGCGGCAGCAGCGCCACGGGTGGTCGCGCAGGATTTCCAGCACGGTCGGTTCGTAGGAGGTCAGGAAAAGGCGGCCAGCCTTCGAGGTGCTGTCCGCTACCGCCAGCACCGGCTGGCCCAAGTCAATCAAAGCGAGGTTCGCAATCCCCAAGTCTGTCATAGGCATTGCAGAACCTCGCTCGATGCGACTGAAGGCCGGAGGGGTCTTCAGCCTTATTTCACGTATTCCATATTCCAAGAAATTGCGCCCGCCGCCGCCCCTGCGGTCGTCGCCACAACCACCACGTCGTACCAGAGGTTGGGGTCAGCCGAGAGGCCAGCGTCCTGCCACACCGCTTGGCCGATCTTTGAACCGAGCCGCCCGGTGCCGAAGGCTATTTCCGAACCGGCTTGGTTGGCCGCTGTCGGTGCCAGCGCGCTGGTGTAACAGGCCGCAGATACCGCCGCGCCGCCGTCCGCCGCCGTGCGGTAGAGGCCGACCGTCCAGCCCGCCGCCGCCGCCAGCGCGTCGTTGAACATCAAAATGGAAAGGATGCGCCATGACGAGTGGACCCGCGCGATGCGATAGGTCGAGCCGTCATTGTCGGATGCGGCCTTGGTAACGGAACCGACCATGTGGGCGGCCTTGCCTTCCGACGTGGCGTTGGGTGAAAGCGTCTGCACCGCTGCGTCGGCGTTGGCGACGCCCGGTGACTTGGCATTGACGACGGCCATGTGGCCCTCCTGTTGTGGTGTCGCCCGCCGGAATGACGAGCGTCCTCAATGTGCTAGGGGCGCAACGGGGTGGAAACCGTCGCGCCCCTTTCGATCAGATGCCCGGTCCCGCTGTCGGGGCACAGGTGATGATGCCGACCTTGCTTTCTTCCATGCGGGTCGCCCCGATGATCATGGAGTAGAACACTTGGGTGGCGTAGTTCTTGTCGGCGCGCTCGCTGATGCGGGCGGAGGCGTCCTTGCCGATGCCCAGCTTGAGGCCGGACTTGGCCCAGTACAGCACGTTGTCGTTGGCGGAGCCGTCGAGCAGCGTGCGCTGCGTGCGGATGAACTTGAAGCCGCAGAAGGTGTCGATCTTGCCCTCGACCAGCGCCTTGACCGTGTTGTAGTCGGCCGACGTGGTCTTGGTGGTCGACAGGATCGACGTCACCTGCCGCGCCGGTAACGCGATGTAGCGTTCCTCGTCGGCATCGACATCGTGGCTGTCGAGCATTTCTTTTGCAGCGAGCAGCTTCTGCACGTTGAGGCCCCATGATCCTGCCGCCGCCGCCGGGTCCTTCACCGTGATCGGGATGGTCATGGTGGTGTCGTAGGGGGTCTGCGTCGAGCCGTCGACGCCGGTCGATGCCACGGCGGTTGCCGCCACGATCAGGGCGTCGTCCATCGCGCGTCCCATCGCCCATGCCGCCGCTTGCGCGTATTGCGAGGCCGGGTCAATCAGCATCCTGACTTTGTCTTCTTGGTCGACGAGGTCGGCCCAGTCGTAGTCGACGAGCGCCACGCGCCTACGGGCGTGCGGGGTATCCATGCGCGGCGTGTCGGAGTGGCGCGTGGTCCTGATCTGCGCCGCGACCTGCCCGATCTGCTCGAAGTACGCGGTCTTGCCGACCACGCTTTCACTCTCGACACCCATCCGAAGACGGCTGCCCTTTTGCTGCGCGAGGTGCGCGACGTTGCCCTTGTACTGTTCGACAAAGGCGGTGGTGATGAAGATGGACACGGCTGTGCCTCCACAAAAATGGGTTGAAACGGTTCAACACGTTTTTGGGAGTGCCGCCTGTTTAGGGCGATCCCGGCTTACAGGGAGTGCTGCGGATCGGTTACGAGTGCCCGCTAGCACTCCTTCTGTATCACGCCGCTGGCTGTTCGACAAACAGCCGGTTGTGCATGTCGGTCAGTTCCTTCAGCCGCAGGTCATGCTCCGGGTGCGACACGTCCTTGAGCGCGGCATCGTGCTGCGAGCGGAACGAGGCGATGCGGCCGCGCAGCGCGTCGGGTGACCCTTCCGCGCTTTCACCGGGCGGGCGCGGCTGCCGTTCGCCGGTCAGCGCCACCCGCTGCGCGTACAGGCTCTTGATGTACTCCGGGTCGCGCGCCAGCCCGCTGTCGCGTGCGCGCTGCTGCACCACCGCCGGAAGGTCGAGGAAGGCGGCGCGCGCGATGGCGCGGCGTGTCTCGTACTCGCTGCCCCAGTCGCGTTGCAGCACCGCCTTGCCGTTCATGATTTCGCTGGTGACCTGCTTGTTGCCCAAGTCGATCTGCGCGGCGTAGCGGTCGCGGTACTGGTCGACCAGCTTCTGCGCTTGCCGTTGTGACAGCCCGCTTTCAAAGGCGGCTTGCCGCCACCAGCCCTCCATGTTGTCGTCCCAGACCATGCCTTCCGGCATGCGGTCGGGTTTCTGGAACTGGTAGGCCTTCGGTTCCGGCGGCCGTCCTCCGGCGACGTAGTAGCGGTCCCATGCCTCCTGATCGTTGGGGTCCTTCGGGATCGGCACCTTCTCCGAGCCGAGCGTGCGTTCGAGGTTCACATAGGCGCGCGCGAGGCTTTCGGTGGTGGTGTAGCGCGACAGCGAGGCGTTCTGCTGAAGGTCCTGCGGCAGCGTCTTCATGAACTCCTTGGTTGGGTCGGGGGCGAGCGCCGCCACGTTGGGCGGCGTTGTTGCAGCAGGGACAGCAGCCGGAGGCGGCGCAGCAGCACCAGCAGGGGCTGGCGCGGCGGCGGCCGGGGCGGCGGGGGCGGGCGCATCACTGAGCAGGTCGTCGGGCATAGTCGATTTCTCCGCGTTGAAGTTTGTCGCGCATGACGACGATTTCAGCCGAGGCGTTGAGCACGTCGCGCTCGCGCTCGCGCAAGGTCTTCTCGCGCTGCCGCACCTGCTTCATGGTGTGTTCGATGTCGGCGGCGAGGTTGTCGAGCGCGACCGCGCGCGCCAGCAGTTCGGCGGCGAGGTCGTCGAGGCGCTGTTGCAGGGTCAGTTGTCTTACAAGTTCGAGTGTCATTCTTCGTCCGTTGGTTCGAGTTCAAACTGCTGCAACATGGTGGTGCGCGCCTCCGGTATGTCGGCTGGCCGCATCTGCATGAAGCGCAGGACCTGAAGGACCACGTCGCGCTGGCCTTCGGCATGCGCCATGATAGTTGCCTCGCTGCTAAATGTCGAACCAAGAACGTAGTGCCGCGCGATTAAATCGTGGAGAACGCGCTTGCCCTCCGGCGACCCAAACACGATGCGGTAGTCCTGTAACCGCATGCGGTCGTCGTACCGCTGCGTCTTCTTCTCGACCATCTACTGCCTGTAGGCCTGTTGTGCGCCCGCCACCGAGCCGACCGCGCCCGGTATCATCTTGGCGGCACCACCTGCAATCGAGCCGATGATCTTGCTCAGGTCAATGCCGCCGGGTCCGCCGGGTGCGCCCTGACCGGGGGCGGGGGCGAGCGGCGGCTGCGCCGATGGCGGCCCTGCGGCAGGTGATCCGGGCGCGGGCGTCGGCATCTGCGGCGTCGGCATCTGCTGCGCGTTGCCGATGGTCTCGACCGACTGCTTGCCAGCCGACGCGATGCTGTCCATGCCCATGCCGCCGTCCTTGAACGCCTTCGCCAGCATCGGCACCATCGCCATCATGTTCTTCTGGTTGGCCTGTTGCGCGGCCGCCGCGTGCTGGTCGTCGGTCTTGAGCATGGCTTCGTCGACGCCGAACCAGTCGAACAGCATGGGCGTAACCTTGCCCATGTCGATGGGGCCGAACAGTTGCTGCGCGATGTCGGGGCCTAACTTCGCCAGCGGCTCGAGCACGGCAATGACCTGCTCGAAGCCTTGCGCGATCTGCGACTTCTGCGCGCGGGCGAGCGGCGACTGGTACTCGATCCGCATGTCCGCGCCCTGTATTTCCTGCGGCGGCGGCTGGAACGCATTGAGCCGCGACATGATGCCGAACACGCGCTCGACCAGCGGGTTCAGAAACTCGTTCTCCAAGCGGCCCAAGACCGGCCCCAGCAGCCGCATGCGTTCCGTCTGCCGCTGGATAACTTCGGTCGCCGTCATCTTGAAGTCGCCAACAAACTGCACTTGGTCGACAAACATGGTGGTGCGGATGGCGTTGTCCAGCTTCATGATGTACTCGCCCGCGTAGGGAAGTTGCGACGAGGTTGGCATCTGGCCGATTTCACTTTTGTTGCGCAAGTAAGTGAGCGAGCCGGGATATTGTCTGACCGGGCCGACAAGCCCTTCGTGCGGCACGGTCAACGGCGGGTCCACGGCCTTCTCTGCCGCCCGCATCACGGTGCGCGTTGCAGCGTTCGCGACCTTCACCTGCGGCAATGCCGTCATCAGCGGCGAACGCCCATGCACCTCGCCGCTGATCACCCACCAGCGCGGCACCACGTAGGGCATTTCCTCGACGCCGCTTTCCTCCACCACGTTCTGCTCGTTTTCCTCGATGTAGCAGACCGCGATGGGCATGTGCTGCGGGGTCTTGTTGCTGCGGTCGCGCTGCTCGTCGGAGCGCGGGGTGCAGACGTTGAGCACCTTGAACTTGTCGTCGTACTTGCCCTTGTCGTACAGCGCCTTCACCTTGGGCGAAACTTTCTCGCCCCAGATTTGAACCATCTGGCGCACCGTGTACATGCTGTCGCGCATGACGGTGTCGACGAAGCCGTACTCGTTCTCCGCGATGCAGCACTCGAAGATCGGATAGGTGCGCGTGAACAGGTGGCCGGTCTTCTGCTGGCCGATGTACATGACGGCGGTGCCGAGGCTCGACATGTCCTCGAGCAACTGGTTGGCTTGGCTATGAAACGCAGTATGCGGCGAACTTAGCGCGTTGCTGATCCCCTTCGACACGCTGCCGGTCCAGTGCTTTGAACTCTCCTGCTCGTCAAGCGCCTCGTCCGCCAGCCTGATGTTGAGCCAGTTGGTGGCCGGGTTCATCAGCATGCCGTGCATGGCAGCGGCCAGCGTCTGCACGCACTGTATTCCTATCGGGTTGTAGATTTGCGGGCTGATGCGGCGGTCGCCGTCCGCGCGCGGGCCTATCGCACCCATCCGGCGCGGCGCGCCGTAGCGCGCGCAGTCTTCCCACATGTTGCGCCAGTTGGCGCGGTCGCTGTCGAGTTTGTGGTAGCGCCCGATCAGTTGTTCTGTGTCAACCGGCATGGTTCATGGCCTTGCGCGCCTCGACCTCGTAAGGCGAGTTCCAGTAGCCGTAGCGCGCCAGATACCAGAAGGTCTTGACCCAATACGGAATAAACCCGTCGCGGCGGCGTTGCAGCCAGTGGCAGATTTCGTGACGGCGCAGCGCGCGGTTGTTGAAGTATTTCGGGGTGAGGAAGATGCCCCACGGCGTGTACACGCCGTTGAAGCCGAACGCCCACAGGAACGTGCCCCAGAACGGACCCGCCTTCCTGATCTTGGGAAGGATGCCCTTGAGCATGTCATTGCCCAAGCAGCGTCTTCGAGGTGATGTTCTGCTGCGACTGCCCGAGCGTGCCCGCCTGTTGCGCACCGCCAGCGGCACGCGCCGCTGCGGCCGCCGCGCCTTCCGCCACCGGGGCGGCTTGCGGTCCCGCCGCAGGATTGCCGGGGGTGCCGATGGGCGGCGGGGTCGGGGCCGGTTGCTGGGGAGCGGAGCCGCCACACATGTCACAATCCTCCTAATGAAGTCTTGGGTGCTTTGAGCGCGGCATCGACCAGCAGCCCGCCGCCGACGCGGCCGGTGTCGTTGGGGGCGGCCTGTCCGCCGCGCCACGGTCCCGCCTGTGACGGGTCGGGCGCGACCTTGTTGACGTCGATGACGCCGACATTGGGCGCGGCCGGTGGAGGGGGTGGAGAGTTGTTGCCGCCGCCGAAGCAGTAGCAGATGAACCTGTCACGATACTCGAACATGTCAGTTGTCCACCAGCGACTGGTCGCGTTTGCGTTTCATCTGGTTGGCACTCACTTTGTCGAGCGCCGCCACGGTGCCGCCTTTGTAGCCCATCGCCTCCGGGTCGACGGGACTGTCGGGCTTCTGCGGCTCGATGCTCTTGACCACGAACTGCGGCCCTGCGTTTTGCGCCGGTTGCGGGCCGCCCGCCTGTGCTGGCGCTGCGCCAGCGACCGGCGGCGGGGCGGGCGTGGCGGTCGGCGGCGGGCCGTACTGTCCCGTTCCTGCTCCGCTGATTGGTCCGCCGATGCCCATTGTGTTCTGGTTCTGCTGTTGTCCGCCGCCAGCGAAGCACATTGGCTACGCTCCGAGCAAAGTCTTGGTGGTCCGCGTTGAACTGTCGAGGCCGCCCAGCCCGCTGGGTCCGACCGTCGACTGAAAACCCGAGGCCTGTGACGCCCTGATCTGGTCGACCGAAGCCTGTCGTCCGGCCGCGCCTTCGTCCATCTTGGACGGCGGCGGCGGCGGGGCCGCAGGAGTAGGCGCAGGTGCCGATGAACCGCCGCCGCCAAAACACCACGCGATCTGAATTTCACCCGGTCGGCGCATGATGGGCTTCTCCATGATGGACGCTGCACAGCCATACCACGTCGAGCGGTCGGCTGTAGTCGGGATGGTGGGCCTGTGCCTTGGCCCCGCAATGACACGGCTGCTCGATCAGTCTGCCGGTGTCCTTTGCGTGCCGCACCCGCCACTTCGCCCGCTTCTTTTCATCCGGCGCGGCATACTTGCGCCACCAATCGGGATTTTCTGCACGGTAGGCACAATGACGTTCACGCTCGCGCTCGCGGTTCTTTTCCCGCCACTTGCGGCACGCCAATGTATTGGCGGTTGCCACGGCTATTCTCCTTCGGCGCGTTCGTCGGCGTTGCGCGCTTCGCTCGCCTCGGTCTGGTACTGCGCCGCCTTGCCCACGGGCGTGACGCGCGGGGTGACGCGCGGGGTCACCGCCGGAAGTTCGCGCGGCGTCGGGTTGGACGAGGTGCCTTTTTCGGGATGTTCGTTGTTGTAGGACATGGGTCGCCTCCGCACGGGAAGGGAAGCGTCAGCAATAACACGAACAAAAACTTCACACCACTGGCCTACAACCGTCACGTCCGGCGGTATATATTGCCGGTCACCCCAAGACTTGGGCCGTCACTCGACGGCCTTTTTTTCTTCGATAGGCCACGTGCGCGCGAACAGGATGAAGTCCTCGCCGTGGCGGCCGTACTGCTTCATGGTCACCTCCGGCTTCAACTCCACCAGCCGGATGCACGCATGCGCCAGCCCGTGGCTGGCGATGCTTCTACACTCCAAGCGGTGCATGCCGCGCGCGCGCGCGAACGCCACCATGCGCTCGATGCGATCCTTGAACACCACCATGACGCGCGGATAGAGGTCGGTGCCGAACGAGAACACCTGCCAGTTGCCGGGGAAGTTGGCGAACACGCCCATGCACGCCGCCGGTCGGCCGTTGAAGCGGGCGATCCAGCCGCAGCCGTCTTTCGCCAAGGCCTGATGCAGCATCGCCGCCCACTCGAGCGGGTTGTCGGTCGGCAGCATGGCGGTGATTTCTTCGCGGTCGGAGGCGCGCATGTTGAAGCACAGGAACTCCAACGGCAGCCATTCCAGCGGTTCGGTGGTGATGCGCCCAAAGCCGGTGACACCATCGAGCCAAGTCTTCCCGCCGGATGCGGTCACCTTATTTCGCGCCCGCCTTCTTCTTGATTTCGTTGCCGCTCGAGGGGAAGGCATCGCTGGTCTGCTTCACGTCAAGCCGGGTGCCGCAGTTCAGGCACTCGGAGGTGCCATCGGCGCGGCGTATCCAGTTGTGCTCCGGCCCCTTGTCGACGTTGTCGCACGGCATCGCCGCCGGGTTATCTATTCGCATAGACCACCGTGTTGCCGTGCGGATCAGCAGCGCCCATCTTGAGCGGCAGCATGCGCACCAGCAGCAGGATCGCCACCAGCGCCACGATCACCCAGAGGATTTGCACCACCTTGGGCGGAATGGGGACGCCGATGATGCCGAGCACCCAGATGATCAGGTACACGACGATGGCGAGAACGCAAATGTAAATGAGCAGCGTGATGATGCTTTCGATCATTTGCTGACCTCCTCGTCGGTCACCAGACCCTCGCTCCATGCGTCGGTCCTTGCGGTGCCGTCGGCAAAGCGCGTGATTGCCGTGTTCACCCACATGGCGGTCTCGCGCAAATGGCGCAGCGCGTAGGTCTTGTCGGGACCGTCCGGCACGGCGATGTCAATGAGTTTGGCGTACTGCGCGGCACCGCCGCGCAGTTCATCCATCATGTCGACCTGCCGGTCGGTCGGCCTCAGATACGAGAACGCATCCTTGTGGAGAGCCATTCTCCTACCGCTTTTTTGACATCGTCGCTGGCGCGTCGGCGTCCGTGAAGGTGAACGGCATTTCGTTACTGGCCGGGAAACCGGCGTTGCGGACCGCGACCGGCACCGCATCCGGCACGAACAGCGACGGCTTCACCCCGGTCGACAGCTTGGTCGAACTGATGAAGGTCGTCGGCTCGTCGTTGCCGCCGAACATGATCACGGACTTCGGGTGAAAGCCGGTGCCCTCGACCACCATCGTGATCTGCTCGCCCTCGCCAGCCACCGCCGTGTCGGGTACGAGCGCCGTGACCGTGGGTGTCTCGATGCCTTCGGCGCGCACGCCTTCGGCCCCGACGTCCATCGGCACTACGGGCTGGTCGGCTGCGGCTTGAGTACCTGCGACGTGGCGCTGCGTTTGGCCCGTGCCTGTTTTCGACGCTTGATGGTTTTGAGAAGTCGCTTGGCCTTTTTCTTCATCGTGCTTGCTCATCTGTTGCCTCGTTCTGGGTTGGCGTTTGGGTTTCGCGCGCTTAGTTGTCAATCGCTTCGACCTGTTCGCCGTAGGCATAGTGCCGACGCGCTTGGTCGGGCGCAAGCGGGTCGTAGCCTTCGTCGAGTGCTTTCGTGTGCGTGCGGTAGTCGACCGCATATTCGCCTCCCGCGAATGTGAGGCAGAACGCATCGCCAGCGTCGGGCGAGCGCACGCCTCGCTTTTTCATATCATCCTTGCTCTCGACTTGCAGCTTGCCGGTCGACAGCGGCTTGTAGGTCGGCCCGACCAAGTCGCTGATCAAAGCCGGATCGTTCGGTATCTTGCAGTCGCGGGCCAAAAACCACTCGCGCGCCTTCCACCACAACTCGTCGCGCAGTCTCAGGTAACGGTCAGGCTCAGACGAGAGTTCCGCGACGTTCACTCCAAAGACCGGCACGCCCAGTTCGTGCAGCCGGTCGACCACGCCCGCGCCGATACCGATGACGTCGCAGTTGATGGCCGAGGGCTTGTCGCGGTCGGGGGTCTCGTACCAGTCGCGCATGACTAGCCCACAGGTTTCCATCGTGTCGCGGTGCTTCCAGACCTTGGTGAGGTGGGTGATGACGTTGCCTTTACGTTTGACGAGGGCGCACCTGTCGTCCCCGAAGCGGGCGACATCGAGGCCCCAGACCACCGAGCGATTGTGGATGACCTCGACGTCGCGTTTTGTGGCGGCCTCGATGATGTCGAGCGGGATGACGGCGTTGTCCTCCGAGGTGGGAAACTCCCCGAGCACGCGGATGCGATAGACGTTACTGTGCTCGCCGTACTCCTGCGCCATCTGCGCCGGGTAGCTTTCCGAGGACCACGGGTTCTGCCGCCACGGCCAGTGCAGACAGTGCCAGAGCCAGCGTCCTTCTTTGAACGCGCGCGCGAAGTACCCCGTCGACTTGTTGGGGTTGCCGATCATCAGCGCCGACGCGCCCTTCGAGGACATCGCGCCGGAGGCGATTTCAAAGATGACGTCCTCCATGCCGGAGGCTTCTTCCAGCAGGAACAGCAGGTTCTCGCTGTGAAAACCCTGTAGCGCTTCCGGGTTGCTCTTTGAGGCGGTGCGCGCCACCATGAAGCAGTCTTCCGGCATCGAGCGAAGGGTGATCCTCTCCAAGCCGATGTCGTACTGCTCGCGCAACAGCGGCGGCAGCATCCTCCCCCACTTCATCAGTTCGGCCCACGTGACGTCGCGCAACTGGTCCTGCGTGTTGGCGGCCACGGGTATCTTGCAGGGGATGCGGGTGGTCATGAAGAACCACGCCACCCACGCCAGCAGCGCCGTCTTGCCCTGATCGTGCGCCGCCCGGATGGCGACGTGGCGGTGCTCCTTCAGCGCGGTCAGGGCCTCGACCTGATGCGGTTCGGGGGAAGCGCACAGGACGCCGGTCACGAACAGCAGCGGGTCGGAGGCGATGGCGCACGCCTTCCAGTTCTCCATCCTCTGCGCGTCTGTAAGCATGGGGCTAATGGTCCGCCAGATTATAAAATTTTTTCGGAGGGGGGGGGAGTGCCCGCCACGACTGGCCTACGTCGCTGAAGCGGGGTCGGCACACCCCGGCCCTCCTTGAGTGAGCGCGCGAGGTTGGCGCTGCTGCCCATGTCGGCCGGATGGTCATGCTCCCTTGGCGCGAGCGCGCTGCCTGAACCACGTCCGCCGACTGACACCTGCGTCCAGCCAAGGCGTGGCACTGGTGGCACTGGCACTTGGCACTGTTAGACCTAACGATGGCACTGGTGCCACGGTTGGCACTGGCTTCGGTGGCACGTAATGCCGCAGCACCTTAGCCAAGGGCTTAAAGAATACGCGCTGGCATTGTGCCTCCGACAGCCTGATATTCGGGCACGGACGCTCGTCGGTGACCAGCCAAGGATGCCGATAAATGCAGTTGGGACAGTCGAAGAAGTCCATCATTCCGCTGGCTCGCGCACCGCTTCAATCAGCGGCAAAGGCTTCAATCCGTCCTGTCGCGCATCGTTGATTGCACGCAATAACTCCACGAACACAGCGCCAGCTTCGTGCGTGACTGTCGTATCAACAGCCTGAATTGCCTTGCCGTCGAGCCTGTCGAACACGATCTGCACAGCCCACGGCTCGCCTTTGATCGCATTGGCTGAGACAACTTCGCAAACGCGCTTCAGCTTGCTCTTGCCAGCATGTCTGCCTTTGGCAATGACTTCGCCAAGCACTGATCGCAACATCTGTGTCGCAATGCGTTCTAGGTTGCGACCGAGTGGATTGCCTGACTGACCGGCTTGGAATGTCACTTGATGTAAGGCCTAAGCGATTGTGGGTGCTGGTCGATTGTACTCGCTGGTGCGTGGTCAGTCCATTAGCCTCTGGCGAACTGGCGCATGGCTATCGCCTTCGGAATGATACCGCGCCAGAGCATCCGGTAAACCAGTGGTTCAGCCTTCGGGTCGAGCATCACCACCGTCGCTATCCCGCAGGTGTCCATGCGCTGGTTCCACAGCCGTGCCGCGTATTCGATCTGCTGTTCTGTCATGCTTTTGCTGCCTGAAGTCGTTGCTGACGGGTGCGCCGCTTGTGTCCATGCAGTTGGTCCACGGGGTCAGGCTCGAAGGACGCTGGCCGCCGTTGAGAAACGACACCACCTGCATGGCTTCGTGCAGCGAAGCGCAGGACACGAATGGGGTCCACGCGGCTGCCGCGTCGGTGAAACCCACGTAATACAGCGATGTCGCTGGCGTGGTCGGCGGATCGACCGGCAAGAACCTCACGGTGTGCATCAGGGTTTCCGCAGGTAGGCTTCAGCGTGAATAGGATGCTGCATGTGGACAGCCTTCTCGCCGTACTGCATCGGTGCGGCATTGCCTTTTGGATGCTTGACGTGCTCGGGCAGTCCAGTCCGGCCCTTCGATGCAGCATCCCACTTAGCCACCTCGGCCGGACCTACGGGCGAGTTCGGTGAGTGAAACAGGCCTTGCTGCGCTTTCGATTTATACGGCACCTGTGCGCTCCGGGTTGGATGGTTGCTGCTTGTCAGGTGTATGGCGCGCCTCGAAGTATTTGCAGCTTGGCGTGCTGCGTGGGATATTATTCACAGGCTGATAGCCGTCCATCATACGCGAGAACTGCTTGCAGCCGTAGCCAATACTGCCGCGCGGCTGAAGATGTTCACAGTCTCCACAGGCCTTGCCCTTGGGACCTGTGCCAGCCCAAAAGGCCATGCCGTCGATGGTCCGCTTCACCATGCGGTCGAGTTTCCGGTCAAGCACTGTCAGCGGCATAGATCATGTTCCTCAATTCGGCCGGGTCGCGCAGCGTGTCCTGATCTGCGGCGTGACAGGGCCTTCCGGGTTGCAGTTCTCGTAACGGGATGGCGGCCAGTTCGTGCCCCCACAGCCAGCCATTGATCCAGAACTCAGGACTGCGCGAGGCGTCCACCTGCAAGTATGCCCGCTTGTCCTTGATCTTGTAGCTGATCAGCCGGTGGTCGGGGTTCACGATGCTCTTGACGTCGATGGCATAGCCGCCCGCCAGCAGATCGGGCGCGTCGTCCGGCACCGCGATGTCGCGGAAGTCGTCCCACTTCGCCATGTGATAATACTGCTGCGCCGCCAGTTCGGCCTGTACCCCGCGCCGCTCCTGCGCCTCCGTCACCTTGCCGTTGTTGCCGTCCTTCCAGCCGTGCCTTCTGGCGTTGGCGCGCCGCATCTGGTGCGCGTGTTCGGCCAGCGCGATCTGCGCCTCGTCGAGCACGATATAGGGCCGCACGTAACGCTCGGGGAAGAAGATGCTCATTCTGGTTGCGTAGCATATTAGCGGGCGGCTTGTGAATGTTTCACGTGAAACAATAAATCTGTGGATAAGCAGGTCAGCATCGCTGACGATGCCACTACCAATAGACAATCCACAGGCTGGCTTGACCTACGGCATTAAGGCAGTTTTATCTTGCGGAGTGGGTATAGGTGCTGCGCGCGGTTCAGGTGGAGTTCGGAGCGCGCACGCGCATCCCACAGCGCCAGTGCGCGCGGTCAGTCAGCAAGGAGACTTTCGATGACCAAGACTTCCCGCGCTACACTCGCTGCGATCAAGCGAGAGGCAGCCAAGCTGCGGCCACTCAGCCGAAAGAAAGTGACCTCAAACGAGTTCGACGCCAAGCTGATACGCGGCCTTTCTCACCAGATGATGACACGGCAGCGCGGCTTCAAAGGTTCAAAGATGGGGCCAGCTTCAGCCGGTAGAACCCTGTCTGCTGACGAGCGCGCGGCCATCGAGGCCCGCATGCGCGAGGCTGGCACCCTCTGAGGGCATGGACAAAAAGAAAACGCCCGCTCCGTTGTTAGCGGGACGGGCGGGCGCTTCCTACTCTCAACAGCCACGCATGAAGCTAGGTGCTGAGGCTAGTCCGGTGCGGGTTCAGCAATCTTAAAGGCGCGGCCGGGTGGCTGGCAAGCGCCCTGTGGGTCGAGCAGTAGCTGCTGTCGTCGTCCTTCTGGCAGCCGCAGAAGCCGCCCGTCACAGGCCAACGGCAATGCTCTGTTTCGAGGTCCATGAAGGTGACCGGGGCGATGCCCTCGAGCGCGTTCCAGATCGCCTCGGGCGGCGGTGCCTGTGGCGGCTTCGGGGCGGATTTCTCCTTGCGGCGTGGCGGCATGGGCGGGGCCTCCGGTTTGGACGCGAGCGGCTTTTGCGGGCGCGGTCGGCACTTGGCGGGCTGCCAAGACCGATGGCTCGACAGCTTCAGCCGCCAGATGCGGCCGATCACGGAGTTCTTGGTGCGGCCAAGGCGGTCAGCAATCAGCCCGGTGGACAGCTTGCGCAGCCACTTGGCGATCATCGCGTCCTCCTCTGGCGTCCAAGCCTTCTTAGGTAGGCGGGGCTTGGACCGTGGCATGGGCGATTGTTTCCATCGACAGCTTGGTGGTGTCGGCCAGCCGGGTGAGCAGCCCCACGGACGGGTTCTTGCTGCGGTTCTCGATGTCACTCAGGTGCGGCGCTGAGGCCTTCACCTTCTTGCCCAAGGCGGCCAGCGACATGCGGCCGTTCTCGAAGCGCCAGCGCGTCAGCGGGTGAATAGGTTTCTTCTTCGCCATGTTTCAGTCTCCTTGTGCAAACGTATTTAGCAGAAGGGCCGCCCCCGTTCAAGGAAGCGGCCCCGTCGCCTGTGCCCCGCCCTCTGGGCGAGAGGTCAGGCGTCTATGTTCATGCGTTCTCCGTGATCTGTTCGAGTGCGATCTTCCACAGTGTCGGGTCGCCCGCCTTCAGGATGTCGAGCAGCGGGCGCTTCTCGGCCAAGTACACCTTGGCGAAGTCGGGGTCGTAGAACTCGATGGTCGAGGTGTTGTCGATGATGTCGGCCAGCTTGATGGTCATGGCGGCCGGTGAGGCCTTCGCCAAGTGCGCGCTGTTGAGCGCCCATCTTTTGGCGCGGTCGATGTCGGTCGAGGGGTTGGTGACCTGCCGCACCAGTTCAGCCACGCCCGTGCCGAACTGGTTGATCAGTTGGCCGTAGGTGACGTCGGTGTCCTCGAGGATGTCGTGCAGGTGGGCGGCCGCGATCACGATGGGGTCGCCGGTCGCCATCGACACCAGCCGCGCCACCTGTGCGGTGTGCAGCCAGTAGGGTGCGCCCGTGTAGTCGCGCTTCTGGTCGGCGTGCTTCAACCGGGCGAAGTCGCGTGCCCGGTTGATCAGGATGTTGCTGAGGTTCTTTTTCATCGTCCTATTCTACCAACTGCGTAGGGTATTAGCAAGGGGCTACTTGCGGTAGCGACCCAGAAGCACACCGCCGCCGAACCTGTCCCACTCCTGTCCGCAGCCATACGGCGACCCACCCGCCTTCTGGCATTGCGAAATGAAGTCAGACCGGCCGCTTGGCTGCGCGGCGACGAGCGCCGCGCCAGCCATCAGGCCTATCAGGAAGACAACTGCCAACTTTGTCATGCGATCATGCCTCCGTCCTTCTTGGCCTCGTCCATCAGGGCGACCGCCAGTTCGCGCGGCGTCCAGCCGAAGGCCTTCTCGGCCTCCTGCATGCGCCCCGCAGGGAACAGGCCGAAGCGGACCCCGGCCTTCTCGTTGTCGTCCATCGTCGGCCACACCAAGGCGGCCCATGCTTGCAGCGGTGTCTCTGTCATGCGGTCACCTTTTCGGGTTGGAGGCTGGCGGCACTGACCAGCCCGATGAACACCCCGGTGTCGGGGGTTTCGAGGAAGTAGTGCCCCATCGTGCCTTGCTTGGGGCAGCCGTAGGGCGACTTCTTCATCACCCGCACCAGCGTGCCGCGCGGGATTTTGGGGGCGTTCTTCGGATCGAACCGCTCCCACCCGGCGGGCTGGTAGTCGTAAATCCGGCCCTTGATCACAGACATTCAGCGTCCTCCTGTTCGCGTTGCGGGAAGTCGTAGTCGGGGTCGGAGCCGTAGTCGTCGGCACCGATGTCCCACCCGTCGAAGTCGTTCTCGCCCAAGGCGCGCACCGTCTTGAGCGTCTGCTTCAATCGGGTTTCTCCGGGTCCTGTCATCAGATGTACCCGGCAGCTTTGAGTTCGTTGTAGATGTCGACCGCAGCCGCCTTCCAAGCCTCGCCGTTGATGAAGGCGTTCTCTCCGAAGTCCGGGGCCGGGGCGAAGGCCTGTGCCTTGGAGGCCTTGCACAGCACGTCCATGATCCAGACCTGCTTCATGGGGCTGCCGTACTCCATGATCTGCTTCACCACCTGTACGTTGGTCTTTTTCGCTTTCTTCATCTGTCGTCCTTTCTGTTGGCCACGTATTGAATATGCACGTGCGAACGATATTAGCAAGGGGCTAATTGCATGACTGCTATGCAGGGGGGCTTGACCCTGATACCATCGCCGTGCAATAACCTCCGGCTTACACTCTTTGCAAGGAGAAACCATGAAAAGAACTGTACTGGCGGGGCTTGCCCTGCTTGCGGGCGTGGGGTTCGCGCAAGCTGACACCTTCGACCCGCTCGACCCGTTGATCAGCTACTCCTGCACCGGGACATCCGGTGGCTGCGCGCAGAATGACAACGGCACCTTCACGCCGCTGTCAAACCTTGGCTTCGGCTGGAAGATCGCGCCCGGTCCAGCGACCGGCAATCTGACCATTGGCGTGTTCGTGCCGACCAATGAAATTAACCTGCCGACGTTCGTGCTGCCGGGACTGACCGACAACGGCGGCTCGCTGTTGCTGGCGCTCAAGATCGCAGCTTTGCTCAACGCCGCAGACGGCGCGAGCATCGCGACTTATCTGGGTCTGCCGAACGCGGGCAGCTACTCACCGACCGACAACTTCGCGAACTTGTCTGTCGGCACGCCGCTGCAAGACCCCGGCTTCACCGGGAACTACGAGGGCTTCAAGATCACCATTCCGAACATCACGCTCGATGGTCAGGGCGGTGGCTCGACGCTGCTCAACGAGTTCCTGTTCGGTGCCAATCTTCCGGCCGGAAGCGTGATCGTCGGCTTCTTCGA